CCCCAAGCCACCATGTCGGCGCCTGACCTACCCAACTCCCCCATCAACAAGGGACAATAGGCAGTACTCCCTACAACGTCTGCAAACCCCTCCCAAGCCAATCAACCTACCGCCTTTTGATCTCGCCAATACACCCCAAACTACCTTTCATCTTGCGGGCCGTAAACCCTCCCACAACTGGCACCTGTCTACGCTGCTGAATACTAGCGAACGACCTGGCGGGGCTTTCACCCAAGCGACCTAATCCCCATTGGTGCTGCGTGATGGTTCACCCACCTACACCCAGAGGTGTGGCTACCGTCTGATACAACCATGGAGTAGGCACGTATACGCCTCTTAACAACATGGTCACAGTGGGTACGTCCCAAAAGCGACTTACACGCAAAACTCGCCTCAATTAAGGGGCTAAAGCATAAGCTGCCAACGGAGGGCCGCCCGGTCGTAAGCACGACAGGGCCTACCCAATTGTGGTATGACTACTACTGATAGAAAGGGGGTGGAAAGAACTACTCACCGGCCTGTGAAAAGACCAACTAACTCAAAGAGCCACGTTGGGAGGTGACAGATAGTTGCAGGGTTTCCCACCCTGGCTGCGGTTACAAACAGCCTGCCAGTGCCAAGCTAAAATTGGTAGCCGTACACATCCGAGACATCCTCAGGGGCAGAAAACTCAGTAACCAGCTGTGTTTCCCCTAACAAATGCTCGATGTTGCGCTGTTCATCGGGCGTCAGTCCAAACGCCCTATGAAAGCTCTGTCGGGCTTCCCAATTCGGCTCAGCAGCCTGGCGGGCCGAACACGATTCAACGTCCACCCCAAGCATAAGATAGTCCGACAGGTGTGTCAGACCTGCCGCACGTTCGCCTTCCGTGCATGCCAGTAAGCGACGAGTCCACGTCCAAAGAATCGGTACACGGTGTGCTAATGAAGACTCACACAATGCCACGCCCCTAAGAAAGGAACGGGCAAAGCGGGGTTCGCGCAAATGGACGTGAGAGGAGGTTCCTTGACTAATGACCTTCCTCCACTCACGAACCATCTGCCAACCCACTCCATCAAACACCGGTGCCGATTGGCCAAACCTCACCTCTTCAATGACATCAGTTGCACGTTCCAGAGCCATTTCATGGCCAGAAACAAAGAGAGCAGCTTCGGCAAAATCGCGAACAACCCGATGGGAAACGTGACGTGGCAAGAAGAGAAGTGCGTTATCGCCGTCAACAAGCGTGTCCCACTCCTCCACATTTAGGTAGGACAACGACGCCATGACGACAGCTAACATGACAATGGAGTTACCCATGCCAGTGTTAAAATCTCCGCTCGCACGCCCCCCATCGCGCGCAAACCGAAGGCCACTTGTGGTGACCCCTTTGTTTCTCAGTTGATGGGACAATGCTTCACGTAACTCTGGATCCCGATACGCTGCATTGTAAACAGACTGTTCTCCCCTCAACTGCTGGACGAGCAAATGTGCCTCAAAGGCGCGACCGTCCACTTCAAACACCACGCAATCACGAACGGTACCAAACTTCTTGACTATCAAATTGGCACGTTCAACCGCGTTCAACCCCTTGGCAACAACCCTGGAATTTCCGACACCACCAACAGCCCCAGACTTCAGGTTTCCCCAAAGCCAATGCTCGAAGGGCTTCAGCCAAGACGCAATATGCAGATTGTACCTAGGTGACCTCGGGAAAATCAACCTAGGCTTCGCGACATTCTGCACATTCCTCTTCTCAGCCTTAACGAATGATCTAAGCTTGTAGTCCGACGAGCGCAACGGACCTTCAAGCATCAACGAATCATACGCGTTGAGGTATCTCCTGCGCAGAGCACCCTTATAAGATTGCGCAGTTTCCAGGTAGCCCCATCTACTACCGCGATATTTCCTAGCCACAGCTCGAAGCCGCCCGAAAGCAGCCTCAAGCTGTGCGCAGCCAGGATCACCCGGCATGGGTGTGGGGCCGAGAGCACGCTTCGCAAGGGCCACGTACTCGTTGTGCCAACAAACGCCATGGACGCAAGGAACCCAAGTCCCCGGTACGCCCACGACCATGGCTGTTTGCAGTGACCTCTTGTTCATACCGCAAGCGACCGCACCGCTAATGTCGAGATAGGCGTCACGTCG